CGGGACTTGCTTGGCTTTATCCCTTCTGTTCCGAGCTCCGTGACGAACTTGTTCGCACGGGATCATGGGACAGAGCCTCTTCTAAGAGGTACAAAGGGCGATGGGTAAGGGGAGTGATATCCGCTATTTCGTACGCGGTACCACCCAACCTTATAGTACATCCTTCTTCACAGTTTAACCGTGTCGTCACCTTCCTCGGGTGGCTGAAACGGTTGCCTGTATGTATCGCGCCAACTGAGGAATCAGTGGCTCGGTACTTGGCATGTGAAGAACGTATACGAGCTGTCCAGCTCGATACGTGCGAGTACGTCCCCATGATCAGGAGTATTTGGTTTGAGTGGCTCGGTGAATTCCGGCTCACTCAACCATTTCTCCCGAAGCACGGGTCGGGTTCCACAGCAGACGCCGGTCGTGTTCGTGCCAGGAAATGGCACAAACTCGGAACGGATCATGCTGTGCGCATCTGCCTCAAGGACGAATCTCTGGAGCAGTTGGTCGAGCTTCCACCTAAGCAATTCGAAAGAACTGCGAAAGTGGCGTTCGTACCAAAGCAAGCTGGTAAGGACCGTACTATATGTATGGAACCTGCCACCTTGATGTATCTGCAACAGGGTGTCCTTCGGCAACTCCAGGCCTACATGCGACGCCAGCCCATGTTGAGCAAGTACACAAATCTGAATGACCAAACGGTCAATCAGACACTGTGTGCTAGTGCTTATACAAGGCGGCTTAGCACGATAGACCTGAGTGATGCATCCGACAGTGTAAGTTGGCGGCTCATCGGTATGCTGACCAAGGGAATGCCGATCTATCGGTATCTCTTGGGCACCAAGTCAACCCATGCTTCAGTGATGGAGCGGAAGATTGAGTTGGTTAAGTTCGCACCGATGGGCAGCGCACTCTGCTTCCCTATAGAGACAATTCTGTTCGCCTCTATAGTAGAGTGTGCTTACCGACTACACTTTGGGAAGGCCAGCGAGGGGCAGTTTTCAGGCTGCTCCGCCTACGGGGATGACATAATATGTCCCGAGGAGATTTACCATCTCGTAGTTGATATTCTAACAAGCCTTGGATTCATAGTTAATGAGTCGAAGAGTTCCTCTTCAGGCCCATACTATGAGTCGTGTGGCGTGGAATATCTCTACGGTGTCAAGATCGAAACGATCAGACACCCTCGAGCGCACCTGATTAGCCACCAGGTGTGTTCCCCGGAACAGGTTGGCTTGGTTACCAACCTAGCTAACACCCTCTTATCGTTTCACAGTTATACTGCACGGCGGC